GCTGAACTTCTCGTTCAACGGCGCCTATCCGGGCGGCGACGGCAAGTCTCTTGTCGCCACCGATCACCCGATCATCAACGGCACCTTCTCGAACCAGCTTGCGACCGCCGCCGCGCTGTCGCAGACCTCGCTCGAGCAGCTCCTCATTCAGATCCGCAACGCTGTTGACAACAACGGCAAGCGCATCCGTCTGACGCCGACGAAGCTCGTGGTGTCTCCGTCCAACGTCTTCCAGGCTGAAGTCCTGCTGAAGTCGGTGCTGCGCGCCGGCACGGCTAACAACGACATCAACCCGGTGAAGTCGATGGGCCTCCTCGATGGCGGTCAGGCTAACCTGTCGCGTCTGACCTCGACCACCGCTTGGTGGGTCGAGACCGATGCGCCGGAAGGTCTGAAGCTCATGATGCGCCGTCCGCTCGAGAAGAGCATGGAAGGCGACTTCGAGACCGACAGCATGCGCTTCAAGGCCACCGAGCGTTATGCGTTCGGCTGGACCGACCCGCGCGGTGTCTTCGGCACCCCCGGCGTCTAATCGACGACCGAATAAGGCAAAGGGGCGGCTGGACCGCCCCTTTGTTTTATGGGAAACTACAACCCTCGAAACTCGGTCAAACTTTTCAAGAAGGAGACCACCATGACGCAGTTTTCTGACGATCTCTGGCTCGGCACGGCTAATGGCCCGCAGGTCAACTCCTACGCTGGCCCTGGCGCTGTCCTGAGCGGCGTTGGCCCTCTCGGCCGCGTCTACATCTGGGACATCGTTCCGGCCACCAAGTCCGCCACCGCTGTCTGCGCCGCGCAGGCTGTTGCGGCTGCTGGCTACGCCACGATCAATGGCGCCTCGGCGTCTGGCGGCGTCGCCACGTTTGACTACGCCCGCGCCGTGAACGTCGACAGCTCTGGCGCTGGCGACACGACGCAGACCGTCACCGTGACCGGCACCGACTACTGGGGCCAGGCCCAGACCGAAGAAATCGCGCTGAACGGCACGACCGCTGTTGCTGGCCAGAAGGCCTTCAAGACGATCACCGCTGTCTATGTCAGCGCGGCTCTTGCTGGCAACCTGACGGTTGGCAACGAAGACGTCTTCGGCCTCCCCTATCGCGTGACCGACGCTGGCTACCTGCTGCGCGTGGGTTGGGCGGGCGCTCTCGCCGAGGACACTGGCACCTTCGTCGCCGCTGACACCGCGACGGCGACCGCCACGACCAATGATGTTCGTGGCACCTACGCGCCCTCCAGCGCCGCCAACGGCACCCGCCGCCTTGTGATCGCCATTGGCCTCACGTCTCTTCAGGCGGGCCCGAATGCGACGCAGACGGGCGCGATTGGCGTCACGCCGGCCTGATTGGGCTGAAGGGGGAGAGATCCCCCTTCTCTTTCCCTCTGGAGGCTTAAATGCGCCCTATACAACAGAATTTGTCTTTTTACGCCGCTGATCCGAACGGGATCTCGACGGCGCAGACGCCTGCCCAGAACGCTGACCTCACGCTCAATGGCGCTTTGGTCTCTGGCGGCGTCGCAACGCTCCTGACGCCCGGCCCCGTCACCCTGACGAGTTCGGACGACTTCAGCGCCGTTACGTTCACCATCATCGGCACGTCTTCGACCGGCGCCGCGCTGTCTGAGGCCATCGCTGGCCCCAACAACAACACGGTGACGACCACGAACTCGTTCGCGACTGTGACCGAAATCCAGACTGATGCGCCCGCTGGCCTGACGACTGAGACCGTCGAGGCTGGTAATGCGGCGGTTGGTCTTGGCGCTACTGGCTGGTGGCCGCTCGACATCTATACGCCTAATCAGGTGACGACGATCTCGGCGAACATCCTGTCTGGGTCCGCGACCTACTCGGTCGAATACACGAACGAAGACCCGTTCGACACGTCGATCACGCAGTTGGTTGTCGCGCATCCTGTCGCGGCTCTGACCGGCGCCTCGACTGATCAGACGGCCTTCACGACGACCCTGATGCGCGCTGTCCGCTTCAATGTGGCTTCGGGCACTGGCGTCATTCGTGCTACTGTGGTTCAGCAATCGACCGCGTGAGGTAAGCCATGAAAGGCTGGTGTTTCTCCAAGGGAGGCTACACGCCGGTCTACAAGGCCAGCGGCGGCGCTTGGACGAGATCCGAAGGGAAAAACCCCGAGGGCGGCCTCAACGAGAAGGGGCGCGCGTCCCTTCGCGCGCAGGGCCACGACATCAAGCGCCCCGTCTCTGCGTCTGAAGCAAAGAAGAGCCCGAAGGCTGCTGGCCGTCGGGCTTCCTTCTGCGCCCGGATGAAAGGGATGAAGGCTAAACTGACCTCATCGGAGACCGCTCGGGATCCGAATAGCCGCATCAACAAGTCTCTGAGGAAGTGGGACTGCTAATGTCAAAGGGCCCCTGCTATGGCGAGTTCTCCTTCCCAGAGGGCGCTGGTTTCAGCGGCTCTGCTGGCAAGCAGTTTGTTCGTCCGTATGCCCGTGGCGGCGCCGCAAAGTCTAAGGTCAACGAAGCCGGGAATTATACGAAGCCTGGCATGCGGAAGGCTCTCTTCAATCAGATCAAGGCCGCAAACGTACAGGGGACCGCAGCGGGTCAGTGGTCTGCTCGCAAGGCTCAACTGCTTGCAAAAAAGTATAAGGAGAAGGGGGGAGGCTACAAATGAAAGACCCCCAGAAGTCTCTGAAAGCTTGGGGCGAGCAGAACTGGCGCACGAAGTCAGGAAAGCCTTCGTCTGAGACTGGTGAGCGTTATCTCCCCGAGGCCGCCATCAAAGCCCTGTCCCCGGCAGAATATGCCGCGACGACGCGGGCCAAGCGGGCCGGGAAGAAGGCAGGCAAGCAATTCGTGCCGCAACCTGAGAAGATTGCGGATAAGGTTCGTTCATACCGGCGGAAGGGCATGTGACGTGGGAGAGAGGGCTTACAGCCTTTCTTTTCTTATGTCTGGCGCAACCATCCTTCGCAGCCGCAGGGAGAAATGAGATGGCCATTCGCTACGTGAAAGACTTCGAGTTCCCCGCCGCCTCTGGCTATACCAAGAGCGCGACGAAGGTCACTGGCCAGATGTACGCCAAGGGCGGCGAAGTCAAAAAAGACGCGCCCAAGGGCAAAGGCATGATGATCGTGATCGGCGTCGGCATGCCGAAGAAGGCGCCGATGAAGAAGGCTCAGGGCTCTTACGTCGATCAGGACGAGTACATGCGCCAGCTCGAGGAGCGTTCTCCGATCCAGAGCGGCACCTATGGCAAGAAGAAGGCGGCTCCCGCTCCGAAGAAGAAAGAAGCCCCGCGCGATGTCGAGGCCTCCGATCTTTATGACGCCGAGCAGCTCAAGCGCATGGAGCGTGGATACGCCAAGGGCGGTAAAGTTAAAAAGGCCGAGGGCAGCAATTCTGACGAGTTTCAAGATAAGCCAACTTATAACAAAGCGGTTAATAAGGTTTATGGCTCTTCCATGACAGCGGCTGAAATGCGGCGAGAAATAGAAAAGGCTAGGGCTGATAGTCTTGCTCGCCTTAATAAAGCTTATGGTTCCTCAATAACATCCTCTGAACGAAAGGCTATTGAGGATGCTTACAGCAGAGGAGAATATAAAAAGGGCGGCATGACCAAGGCCCAGAAGAAGATTGGCAAGGTCATGAGCGAGTACAAGGCTGGCGAGCTGCACTCCGGCTCGAAGAAGGGCCCTGTCGTCAAGAACCCCAAGCAGGCTATCGCCATCGCCCTCAGCGAGGCTGGCAAGAGCAAGAAGGCCAAGGGCGGCATTGAATATGTCGACGATGGCAAGGATACCTCGGTGCCCGTGAAGGACATCAAGAGCGGCAAGGTCAAGCAGTCCCGCGACCGCGATTACTACCGCGAGATGGAGCAGTCCAAGCAGCCGATGAAAAAGGCTAAGGGCGGGATGGCGAAGCATCCCGACGAGGCCATGGACAAGGCCCTCATCAAGAAGATGGTGAAGCCGGAAGCTCGCAAAATGATGAAGGGCGGCGCTGCGAAGCACCCCGACGAGGCGATGGATAAGGCTCTCATCAAGAAGATGGTGAAGCCCGAAGCGCGCAAAATGATGCACGGCGGCATGATGCACAAGGCTGACGGCGGCTCGATC